CGTATAGAGATCGCTAGTATTAAAGCGGATCGTAGCCCTATCATCGTCAAGGACAATATCCCCTCAGGCTTAGCCAAGGATGTCCGACGTCTCAATGGTAATCTGGACACTATCATACGTCTAGCAGATTACGGAGGCAATAAGGAGCTCGCTAAGTTCACTCCCAACCAGATCAAGCAAGCCTTTGTGTTGTCTACAGGCTCAGTGGACATCGTCAACCAAGAGCTAATGGAGGAGATCCCCGGAGGTTTGGCAGGGTTCTTCGGCATCCAGACACAACCTGAGATAGACCCTGAAACTGAAGCAGAACTGAAAGAATAATATGTGGCAATCAATTCTAGGATTTCTAGGCGGACCCATCACCTCTGTCCTAGAGACACGCAAGATAAAGAAGACAGCTCAAGCAGAGGTTCTCAAGGAACTAGCTAGGGCTGAGGTGGAAGCCAAGATCACTAAGGTCAAGGCTGAAGCAGCAATAGAAGAAAAGAAAGTGCAGGCCGATGTAGACTGGGAAACTATATGGGCAACACAAGCTTCTAAATCTTGGAAAGATGAGTGGTTTACTATTATCCTCAGTATTCCTTTGATTGGTTCTTTTGTTCCGGGCCTGTCTTCTCATATACTTAGCGGGTTTGATACCTTGGAACAAACACCAGAATGGTATCAGATGGCTGTAATGGCTGCTATTGGCGCAGCTTTTGGTCTTAGAGCCCTGACTAAATTCACAGGCTGGAGCAAACCTAAGAAATGAAAAAGAAAACTCAGCACCAGCTAATGCTAGATAAAATGACTGAAGAAGAGAGAGCTGAGTTTAGAAGAAAAGATTGTGAAAGGAAGAAGACTAAGTATCCGTATCAACGCTGGAGGCATTTAAAACGTAGATATGGAATAACAAAAGAAGATTACACTAACATGCTCATTCAGCAAAATAATGGGTGTGCTATCTGTGGAGAAGTAGATCATGATAAACCTCTACATGTGGATCATGATCATAACACAAGAAAAGTCAGAGGTTTGCTCTGTGTTAGATGTAATACTATGCTAGGTAAAGCTAGAGACAATATTACTATTCTTAATAAAGCTATAAACTACCTAGTAATGAACGGAATGAAAGGAAAATAATAGGGTTAGCCCGCCAAAGAAAAAGAAGAAAAAGAAACGATAGAAGCCGACAGGCTGAATCTAGACACAAAAAATCCCCCCAAGGAAATTAATCCAAGGGGGGATTCGTGTATCTTGTGCGGGATTATTTAGAGTGCTTATCCCGCATCCGCACTGTTCCCGGTCGCTATCCGGTCCCGCCTATAGCTACCCGTGGCATTTAATGTCTCCACGGCTGACATACATCCGGCGGCGGGATTTGAACCCGCATGCTCCCTCCTAACATGAGGGGCTTTGGTTAAGCTACACCGAATTCCTAAACAACTCCGCAATCCTGTCAGCCCTACGACCAACCTGTTTAGCCCACTTACTGTCCAGAGCCTCGTCAGCGGCTTTATTAAAATCCAAAACACATAAAGCATCTAACATTTTTTTAAAACCCTTCAATCTCGGCATTCCAAGATTGAAAGCCATGTTGGCTAATCCGCGGTGCACATCATTTGGCACATCTTCAAGCCAGATCCATTCACGTTCCATCTCAGACAAGACGTGCATAATATCGTTTTGAAGAAGGACTTCTGCTTCTTTCTCTCTAATACCTACGTCTTCAAGATTACGCCCATACCCTACAGTCCAGATGCCTACACTATCTTTGTAAGGATGTTGACGAAATCCTTCATCTCTTTTTAAATCTAATGTTAAATCTTCAATCATTTGGACCGTGTATCTCCATATCCAGCATTACTAAGAGCTTCAGTGACTAGCTCCCATACAGGTAAATCTAGTCGGGGGTAATCCTTGACCTCTGCTGTAGTTTCAAACAGATCAGATTCACCATTCATTGTGTAAGCACGGCCAAGAAGTTCTTCACGCCCTTCCTTGATAGACACACCTTCCTTAAGAAGAACAACTCCGTATTCTCCTCTCTCTCTAGTTCCACCTTTATTGTAGATGATCATATTGCCAATATTTTTAGCACTATTCTCATCTCCAAATGGATGTAATTCTACTTTAATTGCTAGCATTTTCTATCTCCTCTTGTAACAAAGCCAAAGCCCTCCACGCCACCTTAACAGAGTGTCCAATCCCGTCATCATCAGTAGTTCCACGCTCCATGAAGTGACGCATCAAACAATCAGGGTGATCCCTGCTCTTTTCTCTAGCCCAATGTAGCGGCTCACCGGGGTTGTGTTGTTCATTTCCTTGCCACGAGCAATGAGCCACGGCAGCTAGTGCATCAGGAAAATAGTCCAACAACCCTGTAGCCAGTGGAACTTGTTTCCTCTCTTTCTTATCCGTTGGTAGCAATTTTATCCCCTAGTTGAAAGCAATAAGAATAGCAGAGATTACAGTGATACCGAAAGCTGTCCAAAACACAGCATCTCTCTGATCACGATCCATTGCATTCATCCTCTCTGTCATCTAAATCTTGGAAGCGGTCAGCTACAAATCGGTAGCCCTCGTCTGTCTCCACAAGAATGTTCACGAAGTCCTCGTATTCATAGGCGTCTATGATCCTCTGTATGAAATCCTCTATACTAGCCATCCTTATACGCTTTCTTAATCCGCGACAAGCTAATAGGACGAGGGTCGTACCGCCCAGCTTTCACATTCTCTTTAACAACAATACCTCTCCACCACATGTCGTTGGCGGGACCGGCGTAAGCTTCTCTGTGCTCGAAGTAACAGCCCACTGACATGCCTTGACACGTCTTACCCTGCTGTGTAGTGTAGAGCTTATGATCGAATACGTGGGTATGTCCTTGGGTACAGCTAGTGAGGTTCTTAGTCACCATACTGTGAGCAAGATGGACCCCACCAATTGGACGACCCATGATCCCACTAACAAAGTAGTGGCAGTAACTAACGCCATCAACAGAACAAGACTGGCGGAAAGGATAAACCTCATCGTAGAACTCCTCGTACTGTAGATCGTCTAGAGAAATCACCCCATCTAGTTCTGCTTGGAAATTACAGGCTCGGGATATTCGATCCTCATGGTTGCCCGTACACATGATTTTCCGGGCATTAGAATAAGCCGCGCCTCCAGCAGCTTCGAGCCTTTCGGAAGCGTCAATAGCCGCGTCAATGTCTCTTGTGTACCGGCGACCTTCAAAACCTTTGGTTCCTTTGTCATAGCTACAGAGCGACTCCATGTCCGCGTGATCCCCAATGTTTATAATAACATCAGGTTTAATATCTTTAATAAGCTGGCCAAGCCAATCATACCTACGATTACTAGCGCCGGGTTTCGCATGGCTATCCGGTATAACCAAATGAGTCGTTTCATTGTTTAATTTCAATAACATCTATTGCCTTTCTAAGTATGCTATAGCATTTTTTAAATGTTCAACATTGTCACGGAATTGTCCTAGACCTATGTTACAATGGTGACAAAGAATACCCCGAACAACTCCTGTCTCATGACAATGATCGATATGCCAATCTCTTTTAGAGCTTGAATTGTCCCCTAAACATATCGCACATTTATTATTCTGCTCTTGAAACATTTGTTCGTATGTTTCTGGAGTGAGTCCGTATCTTTTAAGCTTTCGTTTTCTTTCACTTCTTCGCCCAGCAGCCTTGGCTTTTTCAGGATTCTTCTTTTTCCAAGCTCTGGCATAAGCGTTAATACGTTCTTTATTTTTTCTATAGTACTCTCTTCGCTGTTCAAGAGATATCGCCATACTTCTTTACTTCCTCTAACAGCGCTTCCTCTCCCACGACAACCGAGCTAGCAAACCTGTACATTACATCATATCGCTCCGGTTCTTCAGGAATGCATATAATGCCGGGCTTAGATAGGCCGCGAAAATAACCGAACTCAAGGTGGCCAGACTTCCCGGCAGGAAGAAGAAGGACTGCAAGATCACACCGCTTAAGGTGGCTATGATCGTAGTCAAACACATGGTTAGCAGCAAAACCTTCGAGGGCTTCAGCATAAGACCTGCCTCTTTGACGCTCGTAAGCTTGCCAGTAATCGTCTGCTTCAGGCCCCGCAGCATACCAATCATCGAAGACATCATACCCTAACTCCCTTATTTTATTCGCTACACTAGGTACTTCCGGGTTCCTTAAGGAACCGATAAGGTATACACTAGACATACCAATCCTCCGGGATTGCTGGGCCTTGTGCCCAAATGAAATCATGTTTATCGCACCACGCAGCGTAGGTAGTCTCGCTCTTAGGTGAGAGTTTGTTGTAAGGCTTTTGAAACAAGAACCGCAACTCCCAGCCTTCCTGCTCAAGAGAGGAACGAACATTGAGGGTCTTACTTCTATCTGCTCCAGTGAACCTGCCCTTGCATTCTACAAGGATGCCGGTGTTGTGGAAGATGAAGTCGGGCTTGTACTTGCGAGCTACGAAATAAGGGAATACCTCCGTCTCGTAGCTGTACGTCACTCCCGCTGCG